GCCTAAGATACTCTAATGCTTTTTCTATGTCTTGTATCTCTTGATTGCCAAATTTTGCGCGAAGTATGCATTTTATAGCATTACCATCGTAGAAGCCTAAATCCCAATCATCAACTACGTCTTCAATGCGTAGCTTTCCGTCGCCAAAATGCCGTGGATGATTAGGGTTGCTCACTTCCGATATCTCGCTTCCAGCGCTTCATGTGGCGCGAAATTAAGTATCGGGCACGAATAACACGTTTCTGGTAAGCTTTGATCTTCTCGACATTCTTAGAGAGTTGCCATCCCGGTCCTCCGTTATAGCAGGCAAAAACCTTATCTCCTCGACAAGTTTTAAATCTTTTAAATTTTTTGATTATGAAGATGGCGTTCTTAGTATTGACGGAGACGTCCTGGTTTTTCTTTACAAAGTCTGCACGAGAAGCATATTCTAGCTTCTTCCACCACCACCGACCATTAATTTGAAAAACACCGACATCTCCCTGCGCTGATATCAACCCTGTTTTAAAGGATGATTCTCGAAAAGCGATTGCTAGAAGGGTAGACTCATCAAAGCCCTGACTTTTTGCAACGTCCATAATTGTTATTACATTGACAAGCTGTTCGTCAGATAATTTACCCAGTACAAAATCGTCATCAAGAGAAAAGGCCCGGATGCCTTCCTCTATGCTCGTAACCTTAATAGGGTGCGCGCCGTGATCCGGATAATCAACTGCTTGCTCTTCTGGATCACATCCTGCAAGAAGCAGGCTGATGCATAATAGATGCTTGCTAGTCAAGTTCCATATTCACATCGATACTGACCGTAAAGGCTGGCACACGAATGTGATTGCAGATGTTGTGCTTTTTGCACTCCTCTGCATCCAGGAACCAGTCGGCATGACCTTTCTTATGGACAATTTTCTTAAAGTAGTCGTCTTTCTTGCCGCAGTTTTGTGCCATCATCTTGAAGATCTTTTGATCTAGGCGGTCGGCTTCTGCAGCGTCAGCTTTAAGCTCTTCCACTTTTCCGAACCCACCGCTACTAACATCGTGGATCATAACTGTCGCATCTGGCGCCATGTATCGGTGGCCGTCTTCTCCAAAAGTAAAGAGAATAGCACCGCATGACATAGCCTTCCCTTCCACAATGGTAGCAACAGGGAGATCTGCGCACTTGATGTCTGATATCATTGACATCAAAGCATAGACTTGACCTCCGTAAGAGTCAATCACGATAGGAATGATGTTTTGCCCAGAGTTATGAGCAGCTGCCATATCCTGCGTAAACTTCTTTGCTGCATCCTCAGTGAACTTATTTACTCGAACAACAACGGGATTGTTCATTAGCTTTACTTCGCTAATGCGACCGTCAATCTTGACTTGCTTTTTCAATTTTACCTCTTGTTTCTTATCCGCATTTGCCGGTGCCACAACTTAGACAAGTGACACAGCCTTCTTGATAGATTAAAGTTCCTTCTGCGCCGCAGTCATCACATGTCTTTTCAGATGCTGCAGTTCCGTCCTCGATGTAGTTCTTAAGAACTCGAGCAATCACACGTGAGAAGGAGAACATGTCTGCTTCTCTATCCTTCTGTAGCTGCTCAACCATGAATGAAACTGGTGCACCATGACGCAGGGCGAGAGAAATAGTCCGGGTGAACGCTGAATAGTTTGGGTTGTCGAACACTTCCACAACATCCTTGATGCAGAACTCATCCCCTTCATGACCGAAACGGAGATCGTAAATAGAGTTCTTGGTCTTGCGTGGGCGCTTAGTGAGCGTCCCCTTCTTATAGTACCGAGGAATCTCAATCTTGTTAGCCATTCCGCCAAAGATCTCGTACGGCTTACCGTCCATAAGCCCCATGACGATGGTCCACTTCTCGCCCCTAATAGATGCGTGATGAATCTCGCATTCAAGAGTGTCAGGTCGGATTGGCGCTGGGGTCTCATAAAAGCCGCCTTGGTTCTTTGCGGCTGCGTCATCAGAAACCAGAACGCCAGATCGTGAACCGTCACGATAAACTGTAACACCTTTCAAGCCCTGCTTCCATCCGTGCCAATATACCTTCTTCACATCATCAATAGTGACGTCATTAGGAAGGTTAATTGTTTTGCTGATTGCATGACACACCCAGAGCTGTGCAGCGGCCTGGATATCTACTGCTGACTCCCACACGATCTCGTTGGCAGTAGAGTTTGCATACGGGCTGTCCTCGATCTTATCTTTGCCCGTAGTGTCCATCCACTTCTTAAAGTTGTGGTGATAAACATCGAACTCCTGCCACTTATCACCGAGATCATCCACGAAATCCACTTGAGCATCAGGATCGTTCGGATTGATCTTTTTGCGGCGGGTGTAGTGCAGCATAAATGCAGGTTCGATACCAGAGGTTGTCTGGGTTAACGTAGAAACACTTCCGCATGGAGCTGTGGTGGTTAAGGCAATGTTACGCCTTCCGTGCTCTCGGTGTAAATGTCGTAACTGTGGGTAGGCCTCAAAGAGGCGCTCCATGAAGGGGTGACCCTCCTCTTGCTCGTAGTTATAGACCGGGAAGGCACCTCGTTCAGCGGCGAGCTGACATGAGCTCCTATAAGCAGCAACGGCAAGAGTGCGGTAGATGTCCTCTGTCTCTTGAATGCTATTGGGAGATCCGTAGCTGAGATTGAGCATCGCAAGAGTATCACCTAATCCCGTAACACCTAAGCCGGTTCGTCGGCCGTCAAGGGCTGCCTTGCGAATCTTCTGCCAGAGCTCAAGCTCAACACGTTTCGCGTCTTTTGACTCCGGGTCTTTCTTGATCTTGCTAATGATGCGATCCACACACTCGATCTCCAGGTCGATCAAGTCGTCCATCAGTCTTTGTGCTTTCTGCGCGTGTGCGCTAAAAAGCTCGTAGTCAAACCTGGCATTATCCTCAAATGGGTTCTCCACGAAGGAGGTTAGATTCAGAAGGAGCAGTCGGCAGCTATCATAAGCTGACAGGGTGATCTCGCTGCACGGGTTGGTGCTAATGGTGTGAAAACCTTGCTCTTTGTAGATCTGCGCGGGCGTGTAGTTGAGAACGTTGTCCCAAAAGAGAAGTCCGGGCTCAGCTGATCCGTGCGCTGACTCAATGATCTGGTCCCAGATATCGGATGCAGAAGCCTGCTGAGTGACAACTCTTTCCTCTTCGGGCTCAACTGGGAAGCGTAACTCGTAATCAGCTTCGTTCTCGACAGCCTCCATGAACTCATCAGTTAATCGAATGGAGATGTTAGCTCCTGTCACCTTGGACAGATCACGCTTGATGTTGATGAACGTCTCAATATCCGGGTGGTGCACTGAGATGGTGAGCATGAGCGCACCTCGTCGGCCGCCTTGTGCCACTTCGCGGCAGGAGTTTGAGAAGCGCTCCATGAAGACCCCGATGCCGTCAGTCGTCTTGGCAGCGTTAGAGGTCCGCAAGCCCTGGGGCCGAATGGTAGAGATATCAAATCCGACACCTCCGCGGCGCTTCATGATCTGCACTTGTTCTTGATCAGCTTTTAAAATACCGCCGTATGAATCCTGCGGATTGTCTACTACAAAACAGTTGGACAGAGACTGAATCTGGTGTGGGTTGCCAATTCCTGACATTGGCGATCCTTGCGGGACTATATACTTAAAACCCTTAAGGAGGTTGTAAATCTCCTCTTCGGCCATAGGGTTATCATACTTGGCCTCAATCCGGGCGAACTCGCTCGCGAGTCGGCGGTGCATCTGGTCGGGGTTTGATTCTAGGAAATTACCGTCAGTATCTTGCAGTGCGTACTTCGTTGCAAATACTGACGCGGCAAGCTCATCTCCTTTGAAATACTCTAAACTCTCCGAAAAAACTTCATCATAGGTTGCCATCTTCTACGACTTACCTTCTTCCTTGCCCTTATTATCTTGTACTTCAACTTTTCTTACTTGTTTCCACTTTTGTTGTAAGAGGTGTTTCATGTCGCCTTCATTCTTTTTCTTTGCATCCATGAAGGTCATTTCTTCTGAGCTTTCTAGTATGTTAAACCTGCTCATTGCTGTATTAAGCTTTACAGGAAACACGATCCCGTCACGTCCTGCTCGATTCTTGGCGATATAGAGGCGCCCGAAGCCTTCAGCTTTTTCAGCAGGCTTCCGCGATATAGAGATTACAACATCTGCAACTTGAGCTTTACCGTAAGATTCTGACATGTTTTCCAGGCCTACAATATCAGAGTTAGCTGAATCTCTATTAGATTGAGATGCTGTCCAAATAGGCATGGCTTTTTCCATAGCCAGGTTGCGAAGATCTTCATAGACCTTCTTAAGTTCGTGCCTCATTGAGTCATACTGCCGTGATGATCTCATAATGTCTGCATAATCGATAATCAGAACATGGGGAATAAATCCTTTGAGGCTTAACTTTTCAATGTGGGATCGAAGAGTCTGGACCGTTGCAGTTCCTGTCGGATACTCCTTGATCATCAGCTTCCCAAGGTCTTCCCCTCTTTCCTTGTAGTATTCGATGACTTCGTCCTTGCGATCCTGAACTTCGTTGCTAGGGATCTGGCAAAGGTTGGAGTCGTAACGAAGGCCTGTGCCTGTCTCGGTAAGCTCAAAGGTGTAATGTATTACGTTAAATCCTGCGCGCAAAGCTGCGCAGCCAAGATTAACCAGCATGTGTGACTTACCAACTCCTGTAGGTGCTGTGATGACACCGATCTCGCCTTTGCCTAGACCGCCGTTGAGGATATCTTTTGCATCAATCTTGTCAATACCTGTTGGAATAGGCGATCGATTTGTTCGAATAAACCTTGACTCCATATCTTCAAAGAAGTCGTGCCCAACAGAAGGAGTGGTTCCGACTGAAAGCGCATTGCGCATCAAATCCATAACTGAATCGAACTTATCAACCTGGATGAGATCAACAGCTTCTTCTAGAGCTCCTCGAAATGCTTGCTTCCGGCAGAAGTCGAGAGCCTTATCCTTGACATATTCAAGGTCACCCATGTTGGGATTGTGCCGGATACGCTGTAGGTACTCAACGATCTGGTCCCGAAGGATGACGTCGTTTCCCGTCTTCAAGTCATCGCGAATAATGGAGACAAGAAGGGGAAGGGTTGGAAAATCTTTGTATTTCTGGTGATAAGTGAAATATCGATCAGCCAGAAACCTAAGGTATTTCAGATCAAAGAACTGGGTGTCAATAACCTCAGCCATTTGCTCTGCCCACATCCTGTCGGTGAGAAGACCTTGAACGATTTTTTCTTGAAAGTCTTTTCCGTAAGACGCAAATGATATACCGGACTCTTGTGTCACGTGAACCTCTTAATCTAGGTAAGTAAAGCTAAGGAAGAGCGATTCGACGTCAAAGTTTTGGATGCCTTCAGCAATCAGATCTCTCATCATCCCGATCTTATTCCCCTTGGGCTCAAATGTATCTACGATTTGTTCGATTTGATTCACTTGATTTGCCGCCAAATTTCGCGAATCTAAATATGTCAGGCGCCAGTTACGTTCCAAGACATCAAAGTTGTCTGCTATCTCTCGGTAGATTTTAATTTTTCCCTCTGCGTGTGCAGAAGCATACTCAAATATTTTTTTGATATCAGCTTCCTCATCGACTGCTAGGAAGGAAAATCTTTTAGCCATTGTCTTGTAGCCGGCGCCTTTGATCCCAGCGATGTTGTCAGAGCTGTCGCCGACTGCCGCTTTCGCGACGCAGTAGTTGTTAGCACTTACGCCCAAAAGCGCAGGAATGTGATCGTGAGTTACGATCTCTTTGCGGCCCAGGCGAAAGATCCTTGTATTGTCATTTAAGAGCTGGTAATAATCCTGGTCTGAGGACACTATCACCTTGGGCAGATCTCGTAGTTTATACTTGCAGAGATAGCCAATGACATCATCACCCTCACAGTCGCCTACATAGACCTGGCAGATTGGTAAGTTCTTCATCATGCTAATCAAAGTAGCAATCTGCTTGTTTCTATTCTGCTGTGTGTCGGGAATGTCCTGCTCGTAGAACTTGTTCATGCGCGCCGGCTTTTTACCCTTCTTATATTCCGGGTAGATGGCCCTTCTCCTAGAAGAACCTCCGCCTTCCCACACAACGTAGATCTGGCTGGGGCTAAATCGATCGATGATGTTGCGCATCGACTTTAAGAAACCGACCACACCTCCGACGTGATGTCCATGCTTGCTAATCGACGGGTTGGCCGAGTAGACACGCAGAAACAGGTTCATCGCGTCGAAGATGAGGACAGGTCTATCTTCCAGAGGAGCCAAAACCTTTACTACCTCGCTCAGATGTGCGCACAGTGTCTGCTTCCATGAAGCATGTTTTGTTGCTTATAGTTTTTGCATGTACCTCATAGACGACAATCTGGGCAACTCTGTCACCCTTCTTGAACTCGTAAGGAGTATCTCCGCCATTATAGAGCATCACACCCATCTCTCCCCGGTAGCTGGGGTCGATTATGCCTCCCACTGGGAAAACACAGTGCTTGCTAGCTAGGCCGCTTCGACCCTCGATCTTAAGCAAGATCTGGCTATGAATGTCGTTAGCAAAAGGATTCTCAGCTAGA